ACACGTGGGCCGATCTGGTGGTCGACATAAACTCGGATGGCCAGGTCTTCGAGTTGCGAATCACCCAGGCGTTGACGCAGGCGAATGCGACGGCGAACCTGATGAAGCAACTGCTCGCGGCGCTACGCCTGCCTGACGCGCAGACGGGCAAGAAGCCGCAGTCCCGTGGCGCTCGTGGCGCGTATAAGCCAACGGTCCCGGGTGGACAGGTGTCGAGCCTGGACCGGGCTCGAGCCGCCAAGTCGACCTGATGGCGCGCAAGTACACCCGCTGGGCTGGGCCACGTAGTGTGCAGGTATGGCCATCGGAGTGTGCAGCGTCACGGGGTGCGGCAAAGAACAGGCGCTGACTGCTGGGATGTGTTCAGCGCACTACCAACGGGTCCGCAAGTATGGGGATCCGACCATACGGACCCGGTTCCCTCGACCCGACGTGTGCCGCGTCCCTGGTTGTGGCGCTGTGCCTAAAGCCCGTGACCTTTGCTCAGCCCACCGCAAGCGTGAGCGCGAAACCGGCGACGTGCAGGCCGATACGCCGATACGCCGCAATCCAACAAAGCGCCACGTAGTGAAAACGTCTGGATACGCCCGGGTCAAAATCGACTATCCCCACCCGCGCGCCTACTCCTGCGGGTGGATCCTTGAGCACCTTGTGGTGATGGAGGAACGGCTGGGTCGGCGGTTGCTGCCTGGTGAGAACGTGCATCACGTCAACGGAGTGAAGGACGACAACCGCCCCGAGAATCTTGAACTGTGGGTTGTGAGTCAGCCCTGTGGGCAACGGCCGGACGATCTGGTCGTGTGGGCAAAGGAGATTTTGCGCCGATACGAGTGAGGCCGAGCCCATTGCCAAAGAAACACACCAGGTGGGCGGGGCCACTCTTCTCGGGGCATATTTGCTCAGTGGGGTACGAGGTGATCGACGCCATCGAGGCGTACATGTGCCACGGTGAGGGCGACGTGCAGGGCCAGCCGGCGCAGGTCGACGAGGAGTTCGCCGAGCATATCGTCGAGTGTTACCGAATCGACCCGGTGTCTGGCCGCCGGATCTACAACGAGGCGGTCTTGTCGCGGCCGAAGGGTCGCGCGAAGTCTGAGGCCGCGGGCTGGGTCGGCACCACTGAGGCGTTCCTCCCGTGTCGCTTCGATGGCTGGAATGCCGAGGGGCAGCCTGTCGCCCGCCCGGTCGTCTCGCCGCTGGTGAAGTGTCTGGCGACGGAGGAGATGCAGGCGGGCGCGACGTTCAAGACGATCGCGTTCATTGCCGGCGAGTGGGGTCAGGACAACCACCCGGAGATCTACGGCGGCGCGAGCGGCGTCCGGTCGTACCAGTCGGCGTCGGTGATCTACCTGCCGAACGGCGGGGACGTGCGGCGTTCGACTGCTGGTGCTGCGTCGAAAGACGGCGGGCTCGAGACACACGCGGTTCCGGACGAGACGCACCTGTACGTGACCCGTGAACAACGGGAGATGTACTCGACGGTGGCCCGGAACATGGGCAAGCGGTTCGATGCCGACCCGTGGATGCACCAGACCACAACCGCGTATAGGCCCGGCGAACTGTCGATCGCGGAGGAGACGCTGACGCTGTGGCGGAAGGGCGAGCTGCCTGCCTCGGTGTACGTGAACCACCGTGAGGCCAAGGGCCGCATCGACATTATGGACGACGAGCACACGATGCGGCAGCTGATCTACGTCTACGGCGCCGCCGCTGGTCGCATCGACATGGACCGGAAGATCCGGGACATGCGTGACCCGCGGATCTGCCCGGATGAGGCGACGGCGGCGCGGTATTTCCTGAACCGGGCGATATCGACGAAGGATGCTTGGATCGCGAAGGATGTCCACGAGCGGCAGACGAAGGTCTCCGAGGTGCTACCCGCCGAGTCGATCTGTGTCGGCTTCGACGGGTCGCTGAACGAGGACACGACGGTTCTGCGGGGCTGTCGGATGTCTGACGGGTTCCTGTTCCGGATCGGTGCGTGGGCGAAGCCTGAGGGTGCGGCCGGGATCGGCTGGGAGGTTCCCCGGTCTGAGGTGCTGGCCACGATCCGCGAGGCGTACGGCCGCTACGACGTGGTCCGCGGCTACTTCGACCCGCACGAGTGGCGCTCGGACATCGACACGTTGGCCGACGACCTGGGCCAGGAGCGGGTGGTTTCGTTCGCGACGTCGAACTACACAGCGATGGCGAACGCGCTCGACCGGCTGCACGCGGACCTCACGAACGGCGAGGCGTGGCACGACGACGACCCGTTGGCCGCCGAGCATTACGGCAACGTGTTCGTGGCCCGTCGTGGCCGGTTGCGGCTGGTCCGCAAGGAGCATCCGAACTCGTCCCGCAAGATCGACTCCGTTGTCGGTGACGCCCTGGCCTACGAGGCTCGTGCGGACGCTCTGGCCGCCGGCTGGGGGCAGATGAAGTCCACGCTGACCCGTGTCAAGGGTCGAGCGTCCGCCTACTGACGAGAGGAGCGCAGCGTGCTCGAAGTTGTGCCTGAAGCACTTGTGCCGCTCTCCCCGGACTGGTGGGTGAAGCGGCTCTACACACGCCTCGTGGACCGTCGCGGCGAGGTCGACTTCTTCAACGACTACTACATCGGCAACCATCCGCTGCCGTGGCTCGCCCCGCAGGCCCGCGAGGAGTTCCGGCGGGTCTTGAATATGACCCGGTCGAACTACATGGGCTTGGTGTGCGACGCGACTGCCGAGCGGCTGTCGGTGGAGGGGTTCCGGTTCGGCACGGACGGGTCGGCCGACAAGGACACATGGCGGATCTGGCAGGCGAACAACCTGGACTCCGACTCTGACATGGCGTGGCTGGAGGCCCTGATCTGCGGCGTCTCCTACTTCCACGTCTCCCCGAACCCGAAGGACGCCTCGACCCCGTCCGTGTGGGTGGAGCATGCCTCGCAGGCGATCGTGGAGCATGAGCCGGGCACGAACCGCCGGGTGGCGGCTGCGTCGTTGAAGGTGTGGGACGACGACTGGACAGGCGAGATCCACGCGACGATGCAGCTCGCGGCCGACAACCTGCTGTACAAGTTCAAGGCCCGCCGTCCGACCGGTGGGGCGACCAGCGCGAAGAACCTGCACTGGGACGAGCGTGAGGTGTCGGGCGAGCAGCCGAACGGGCTCCGCAAGAACCCTCTCGGCGAGGTGTCGATGGTCGAGGTCCCAAACAACCCGCGACTGCTGACCGGCGGCGTGTCGGAGCTGTTCGACCTGACTGACATTCAGGACCGGATCAACAAGACGATGGCTGACCGGTTGATCACCCAGGACTACGGGGCTTTCCCGCAGAAGTGGGCGGTCGCGTGGCCCAACGAGGACGATGACGGGAACCCGAACCAGATCGACGTGGGCCGTAATCGGATGGTGACGACCGAGGTCAAGGAGACGAAGTTCGGGCAGTGGGACGCCGCGGACCTCGACCCGTACTCGAGTGCGAAGCGGGAGGACGTGAAGGACATCGCGTCCCGGTCCCGCACACCCGCCCAGTATCTGCTCGGTGAGATGTCGAACGTGAACGGGGAGACGTTGAAGGCGTCCGAGTCGGGTTTGGTGTCGAAGATCAAGCAGCGGCATCGTCCGTTCGGTGAGGCCGCGGAGAAGGCGATGCGGATCACCCGCCGCGCCGCCGGGTTGTCGACGCCGGAGGACGCTCGCATGGAGACGATCTGGACGAACCCGCAGTATCGCACCGAGGGTGAGCTGACGGACGCGGTCATCAAACGGGTGAGTGCCGGGTTGTCGTCGTTGCGTCAGGGGCGTGAGGACATCGGTTACACGGCGACGCAGATCGCACAGCTTGAGGCCGACGACGACGCTGCGGCCACGCGCGAGTCGACTGTCGGTGTGAAGGCGGTCCTTGATGCTGCCGCCGGCGGCTAGGGACTTCTACGCGTTGCAGCAGCGGGTCAACAAGACCGCGCGTAACGAGGTGCGGCGGTTGTGGCGGCGGATGGGTTCGGACTTCGATTCGTCCTGGGGTCAGATAGCGCCCGCGATCTTCGCGACAATCTCAGAGGCGCAACTCGTGGTCGCTGAGCATTCGGTTCCGTATCTGAAGGAGCTTGCGGACCAGACGACGGAGACGACGGTCGAGGGCGAACTGGTCCCCCGGTCGCTGGCGGGTGTCGCCTCGGACGGTCGGCCGCTCGACTCGCTGGCGTACGGCGCTGTGGTGAGGTCGGGTGAGGCGTTCAACGCTGGTGCGACGCAGACGCAGGCGCTCAAGGCCGGCGGTGCGTGGCTGGACATGATGACCGCGTTACAGGTCGCGGACACGGCGCGGGTTGCGACGAGCATCGGTGCTCAGGTCCGGCCGGAGTGGAGCGGCTACGTGCGGTACCTGAACCCGCCGTCGTGTCAACGGTGCGCGGTCCTTGCGGGACGGGTTTACCGCCACTCAACAGGTTTCCAGCGACACCCTCGCTGTGACTGCATGATGGTGCCCTGCAAGGACGCGGCGTGGGCTGAGGCCGAGGGGTTCATCGGGAACCCGGACGACGCGTGGCGACAGGGCCATATCAAGGATCTGACGAAGGGTCAGCAGCAGGCGCTCGAGGACGGCGCGGACATCTCCCAGGTCGTGAACGCGAAACGCGGGATGACCACGACCGTGATCGGCGGACGCAAGGTCAAGGTGACCAGCGAGGGCACTACTCGCCGCGGGGTCGCGTTCCGCGGTCGCACCGGTCGGAACATGTCAGCTCGACTGACCCCGGAAAGCATCTACCGGATCGCCGACGACCAGGCAGACCGCATCCGAATGCTGCGCCTGCACGGCTACGTCCTCTGAATCTTCCCGCCACCTATGGCGGAAGCGCCCGCACGGGCGACCTGCACATCCCGCACGGGAGACCGCAATGAGTGACACCACACCCGCACCGCCCGCCGACCCTGCACAGGGACCGCCCGCCGACGCACCACCCGCCGCCGACGTCCCCAAGGACGACGACACGGACTGGAAGGCCGAAGCGCGCAAATGGGAGCAACGCGCGAAGGACAACGGCGCGAAGGCGACCGAGTTCGACAAGCAACGCAAGGCAGCCATGACGGACGCCGAACGCGCCGTCGCCGAAGCTGAGACACGTGGCCGCACGGCCGCCACGTCCGAGTACGGCAAGAGGCTCGCCACGTCCGAGATCCGTGCGACGGCAGCAGATGCCGGAGCCGACTTGGCAGGGGTGTTCGACTACCTCGACTTGGGGCGGTTCGTCGACGAGTCAGGGGAACCTGACGAGAAGGCCATCAAAAGCTTCGTGGGTGGCCTGCCCAAGAAGGACCCCGGCACGCCGTCGTTCGACGGTGGCTCGCGCACTACACCGCCCGCCGGGAAAAGCATGTCCGACCTCATCCGCAGGAGCGCAGGTCGCGCGTAACGCAGCACCAGCCGGCACGGCTGGCCTCGCTGCTCCATCCCAATGACCTAGGAGGTCACCGTGCCGTATAACTCATTAGTGAGCCGCACCGACGCGGCCGCCCTGGTGCCCGAGGAAGTGTCGAACGCCATGCTGACGACCCTGTCAGCCCGGTCGTCCGTACTCGACCTTGGCACCACCATCCCGATCGCCCGCGGAACCACCCGGTTCCCTGTGCTGTCCGCGCTGCCGACCGCCTACTTCGTGTCCGGCGACACCGGACTCAAGCAGACATCCGAGGCCGCCTGGGCGAACAAGAACATGTACGTCGAGGAGATCGCGACCATCGTCCCGATCCCCGAGGCGGTACTCGACGACGCCGGGTTCGATGTCTGGGGAAGTATTCAGCCGCTCATGGAGGCCGCGATCGCGCGGACTCTTGACGCCGCGGTCATCTTCGGGACGAACGCCCCGACGACATGGGCGACGGAGGGCGCACTCGTCACAGACGCTGTCGCCGCTGGCAACGTCGTCGCCCGAGGCACCAACGCTCAGGCGGCGGGCGGCATCCACGGCGACCTGTCCGACCTCGTCGGCAAACTCGAGGTCGACGGGTACGCGCCCAACGGAGGCGTCGGGAACGTCACCGTCCGCGGTCGGCTGCGTCAGGTCCGTGACACCACGGGTCAGACGATCCAGACGTCGGCTGACATCCCCGAGGTGCAGTACGCGCTTCCCGGCTTGTGGCCCACGGGCGTGAATGCCGCCGAGCTGCTCATCGGTGACTGGTCGAACCTGATCGTCGGCGTCCGGCAGGACATGACGTACAAGCTGCTCACCGAGTCGGTCATCACCGACGCCGGTGGGCTGGTTGTGTTCAATCTCGCCCAACAGGACATGATCGCGCTCCGCCTGGTCTTCAGGGCGGCGTACGCCGTGTCCAATCCGATCAACTTTCAGGAAGGCGTCGAGGGCAACAGATTTCCGTTCGCAGTCCTCAGGTCTCCTGCTGTCTGAGCACGACGCTCGGCAGTCCGGATGCGGTGGCAGTTCGCGCAGACGACCTCGCACTTGTCGATCTCGGCATGGATGGTCTTCAACGCACTGCCGCAGGCCATTGACGCCAACCGCCCCAACTTGAGGGTTCCTGGCAGATGGTCGAAGTCCAAGGCTGACGGGTGATCGTTGTACCCGCAGTCTGTGCACCCACGCTCGACCTTGATCGCTTGGACGTACGCGCGGAACTTGAACGCTCGCGCCCGTACCTTGTCTCGATGCCGAGCAACCATGCAGGGCTTACACCAGTTGACGTGTCCGTCTTTCATTCCGACGTTCGCGTAGTAGTCACTGAGCGGCTTCTCAACGCCGCAGCCCTTGCATGTTTTCACAACAACGATTCTACCGGAACGGAGTTGTGAAATGGGGCGCGACTCACGTACTACCCGTCGCCGCTATCGCTGGCGTGGTCCCCAGCCGGCCAGGTGTGAGGAGCAGATCGCCAACGCTCCCGACGACCTGTTCGCGTTGGAACCTGTCAGTGAGGCGGCGGCGGTGCAGACCCGTATCAACTGGGCGGCTGTCCTGCCGTCCTCCGTCCCCTTCATTTGGGAGAGAAGTCATGGCAGAGAAGACGACGAGGACGAGTGCTGACTCTGGCGAGGCCGAGGTGCAGGCTTCGTTCGACGAGGCGAACGAGAAGGGCTACTTCGGCACCACGCCGGACGACACCCCGAACGAGAACTACACCGTGAAGGGCGTGGGTGCGGGCAAGCCGACACCTGAGACCGACCGCACGGCCAAGAAGTAGTCGAGGGAGGGGCCGTCATGGGAAACCCGACCACCGTCGCGGACATCGAGCAGCGGTGGCGGCCCCTCTCCGACCAGGAGACCATCAACGCCGCCGCGTATCTCGGTGACGCGTGGTGGATGCTCCTCGGTCGTCGCCCGACCCTTGAGGCTGACATGACGGCGGGGACGGTGGCGAGCGGCAACGTGATCCGCGTCGTGTCGGCGATGGTGCTGCGGATTCTCCGTAACCCGGACGGTATGGAGTCTGAGGCGGTCGACGACTACCGGTTCACCCGGCATGAACTGATGGCGTCGGGGGCGTTGTATGTGACGGGCGACGAGCTTGCCGACGTGACACCGGGGCGGCGTGGTCAGCGGAGTGTCAGGCTGGTGGCTTACGGTGAGTCTTGAGTCGGCGGTCATGTCCGCCCGCGTCGCCTCCGAAAGTGCCGGGGCTGTCGGTTGTCGGGTTCCTGGTGACGGTCACCGATGTTGGGCCCATTGGCGACCCGGCGTTGGCTGGTCGGGTGCTGGTCGTTCGGTCGGTGGCGCGCGGGTCGGTGCACCGGCAGACGAATCTAGTCTGCACCGCCGACCTCGGATGATGGGGAGGTTGCCATGCGGATCGACGTGAGCGAACTGTTGACCTTGTCGAAGGCCCTCCAGTTGTCCTCGGGCCGTGTGGGCCCGAAGGTGTCGGCGGCACTCAGGAAGACAGCCAAAGACATCGAGGCCGACGCGAAGTCCCTGGCTCCTACGGCTACGGGTGCGTTGCGGGACTCGATCACATCGACGGTCACGGGTGACGGCCGGTTCGGTTCGATGACCGCCGAGATCGGGCCGACCAGCTTCTATGGCGGCTTTCAGGAGGAGGGAACGTCAGTGATGGCCCCGACCCCGTATCTGCGGCCTGCGTTTGACCGGCGTGCCCCAGGTCTGGAGAAGGCCTTTGGCGTGATTGCCGGGGACATCCTCTAATGGCCACTGCTCTCGCGTTGTCCGACGAGGTGTGGGCGATCCTCGACGCGGTCACCGACGTCAACGCTTTCGACGGTCAGGTCGACAACCCGCCGCTCGACCCCGATGGCGCGGTCCATGTGTACGCCGTGTTCTACCCGCACCCGGGGAACGCGTACTCAAGGCTCCTTGACACCGGCCCCGAGTCGTTCGGCTGGGGGTTCCAGGTCACATGTGTGGGCGGTGACCGTGTCCGCGCCCTGTGGTGTGTCGGGAAGGTCCGCACGGCCCTCACAGGGGTCCGTGTGGGCGGCGTCGTGGTCCGTGAGGTTGGCGACCCCGGCCCGCTGCGACGCGACGACAAAGTTTCACCTGTCCGCTTCTTCTGCCTCCTCGACTTCACCACCACCACCTAGGAGTTGTCATGCCCCGTGTCGAGCATGTGCGTGTGAAGGACAACGAGCTTGGCCGTGAGCTGAGCGTCCCCGTTGAGTTGTACGACAACAACCCGTCCGTGTTCACGCTGGTCGACAAGCCGGCGGCCGAGACGGACGGGACGCCGTACCCGCCGAAATACAAGACCACCGTCGCCGCGAGCGCGACGGCAAAGACCACCGCCTCGAACGAGGCGGCGAAAAAGGCCGGCCAGAAGAAGGCCGTATCTAGCAAGGGAGCTCACTGATGGCCGTACCTACCAAGCCAACGCTCGTCTCAGCGTTCGGCAACGAGTCCTGGGGATTCGTCCTCACCGTCGCCAACATTCAACTCCCCTCCGTGGCCGAGCTGAACGCCGCGACGGGGTTCAACCTGTCCTGCTCGGTGTTCGGTGAGCAGGAGGGAGTCTCGGCAACCACGGAGAAGGTGACCCTGCCCCGCCTGCTGTGCGAGACGGACACGTTCGAGGTCAACGGGTCGACCACGCATGCGATGGCTGACCTGATGGTGTCGTTTAACCCCCAAGGGGCTGCGGCGTCTGTCGGGAAGAAGGCGTGGGAGACGTTGGTGTCTGGGGCGACCGGGTTCCTGTGGCGTCGCCAGGGCATCGCGGGGACGACGGATCTGGTGATCGGCCAGTTCGTCGACATCATCCCAACCCAGTTGGGGACGCGGATTCCAACAAAGACGGGTGCTGGCGCGGACGGTGTGTTCGCGTTCACGGTGCCGGCGTCGATCACGTCGACTCCGGCGTACAACAAGGCGCTCGTCGCCTGACCTGACTCACCCCTGTCGACCCCTGCCGGAACGGGTTCGACAGCCGATCCGGCAGGGGTCTTTCCTGTCTGTCGAACCTGTCGAAGGAGCCTGTCATGCCTGACTTCACCCCGCGTAGCGCAGTCGTCGTCATCTACGGCGGCGACGTGCTCGACCGTATCCGTCACCTCGAGGCGCGGGCCGACGCCGCCGCGGACGCCGAGGACGCCGAGGCGCGTGGACGCGCCGAGGGCGACAAGTCGCCGCGACTGGCGTCCGACAAACCCGCGTCGCTGCTGCTCAAAGAGGAACACGACCTGCTGGTAGCCGAAGCCGAGGCCGACGCGGTGCGGGTGAAGGTGCAGGCGTTGGGCCGCAAGACGTGGCGTGAGCTCGTCGCCGCGCATCCGCCACGGAAGGACACGAAAACCGATGAGGCGGTCGGCGTCAACGAGGACACCTTCAAGCAGCCGCTCGTGGAAGCCTCGATCGTTGAACCGTCGATGAGCGACGGCGAGCGGGCCGACTTCCTCGACAACATCGCCGACGTCGACTTCGACCGGGTCTACTTCACGGCGTTCGCCCTGAACCGTGGCGTGTCACCGGACCCAAAAGCTCTCCTCTCCTCGCAGGCGACCCCGCTGAACGGCGCGACCTCGAGCTAGCTGAACGCCTCGGTGTCACGTTGCGTGAGTTCCGGGGCTGGGCGCCGAAGCAGACGACGACGGTCACCGAGCGGGACAGCGAGGGTAGGCCGTCCACGTGGGTTACTGAGGTTGAGGCCCGGTTCGATGTGTTCGAGCGGGACGGCTGGTACAACCTGCTGGAGTACGAGGACGCTGTTTGCCCACGCTGCGGGAACTTGCGGGCGGTGTGTTCGGACCCGGACACCGACTGGTTCCCGCAGTTGTCGCGTTGTTGGGCGTCGGCGTCGGTGGACGTGGTGTCGCGGAAGTGGCATCGCAAACATGAGAAGTCGTCGCCGGATTCGGCGGGGTATCTGCCGACCGACGGCGGGATGCCGTGGGTGTCGACGGAGGATCTGACGCCGGACGACGACTTCGTCTAGCGGTTGACCATGAGCCCGACACCGGTCATCGCGAACCCCGCGACGGCGAGGATCTGGCTGACCGCTAGGACGCCTGCCGCGGACTCGCCGCCCATGAGGGCGGCTGTGGAGAACAGGGCGGCGGCGACCATGACGAGGCCGAGGCCGAATCGAACCATGTCAGTCATCCAGTGAGCGTAAGCCCGAGAGGCGGTGTCCCGTGGCCGATCGCACCGTAAAGGTGGTCCTCAAGGGCGACGCGTCGAGCCTCAAGGGTGAACTTGCCGCCGTGTCGGCCGGGGTCAGGGGCACCGCCTCTGAGATGACGGCGGCCGAGGCGAAGTCCGCGAAGTTCCGGCAAGGACTGACGACGCTCGGCTCGGCGGCCGGGAAGGTCGGCCTGGTCGCTGCCGCTGGTCTTGGTGTCGCGGTCATGGCGTCTGCGAACTTCGAACAGTCCATGTCGAAGGTGTCCGCTGCGACCCACGAGACGGCCGCGAACATGGACCTGTTGCGTGCCGCCGCGTTGAAGGCCGGCGCTGACACGGCATTCTCTGCGACCGAGGCCGCCGCCGGGGTTGAGAATCTTGCGAAGGCCGGGATCTCGACGAAGGACATTCTCGCGGGCGGCCTGACAGGTGCCCTCGACCTGGCCGCCGCTGGTGAGCTCGGGGTTGCGGAGGCCGCGGAGATCGCGGCGTCGGCGTTGACCCAGTTCAAGCTGAAGGGTCAGGACATCCCGCATGTCGCGGACCTGCTCGCGGCAGGCGCCGGCAAGGCACAGGGCGAGGTCAGCGACCTTGCGGCGGCGTTGAACCAGTCGGGCCTGATCGCCGCGCAGACCGGGCTGTCGATCGAGGAGACAACCGGCGGTCTCGCCGCGTTCGCGTCCGCCGGGTTGACCGGGTCCGACGCCGGGACGTCGTTCAAGACGATGTTGCAGTCGCTGACGCCGAACAGCGTGAAGGCCGCGAAGGCGATGAAGGCGCACAACCTAGAGGCGTACGACGCGAAGGGCAACTTCGTCGGTCTCACCGAGTACGCCGGGAAACTGTCGCGCGGCCTCGCGGACATGTCGGACCAGCAGCGCAACGCGACCCTGAAGACGATCTTCGGGTCCGACGCCGTCCGTGCCGCCGCGATCTTGTACGAGCAGGGGGCGTCGGGGATCGGGAAGTGGACGAAGGCGGTCGACGACCAGGGGTACGCGGCCGAAACCGCCGCCACGAAGATGGACAACCTCAAGGGCGACCTTGAGGAACTGAAGGGTTCCCTGGAAACCGCGCTGATCGGCGTCGGCGGCGGCGCTCAGGGGCCGCTGCGTGACCTGACGCAAGGTCTGACGAAGGCCGTCAACGCGTTCGGTGGGCTCTCGCCAGCCGCGCAGGATGTGACAGCGAAAATATTCGGGTTGACCGCTGCGGCAGGCGGCTCCATCTGGGCTGTCTCGAAGCTGGTGAACTTCGCGACGTCGGCGAGCCAGACCTTCTCTGATCTTGGTGTCTCCAACGGTGGCGCGAACAAGAAGATGCTGGCCCTACGTGGCGGCGCTGGT